AGCTAAAGCGCGAAAACGCAATGCGTGAAGACGACCGCAAGCGCGATGAGTTGGAAATCGAAGTTTACATGAAGGCGGCTGAGATTGAGGCCAAGTATGGCACGCAACTCAGCGCCGAACAGATCAAGAAATCGGCTGCCATCGCTAAGGAAGTGATGAAAGCGCAGGCCGATATGGTGAAGGAGACTGTCCGTGGCGAAGAAAACCAAGGAGCAAATCCTGCGGGAAGCGCGGGAGGCCAAGCGCCTTCTTGAAGACCAGGCGCTTCAGGCAATCCTTGACGAGCTGCAGCAGGAAATCTGGGATCAGTTTCGATCTGTGCAACTTGGCGACGTTGACGACATGATGAGAGTGCAGGCGGAACAACATGGATTGGAGTCACTGCGCCGCCGCCTGCGCATCCTGGTTGATTCTGGGGTGATTGCAGAAAAGGGCAATAAGTGACATACTTAGAGGTAAGCAGCAATGGCAGATAACGCAGCACGCGACCTGCAAGCGGCACAAGAAGCAGTCAAAGCTATGATGGCACCCGTTGAGGACAATGCCGAAAGCGATGATGCGCCGGTTGAGAATGTGCAATTCGAGGCCGAAGGCGAGATCGAGGTGGAAGCCGAGATCGAACCGACCGAGGACGCCGAAGACGGTGCCGAGGAAGAGACGGATGAACAACCCGATCTATACACCGTAAAAGTAAACGGCGAAGAGATCGAGGTCACGTTTGACGAGCTTCTGTCGGGCTATTCGCGCCAATCGGATTACACGCGCAAATCTCAAGACCTGGCTGAACAGCGCAAGCTGGTGCAGCAAATGGAGCAAGAGATTGCAGCGGAGCGCCAGCAGTATTCGCAACTCTTGCCTGCAATGAAGCAGCAGCTAGAGCAGCAAATGCAAGCGGAGCCAGATTGGGACAAACTTTACGAAAAGAACCCAATTGAAGCGACGAGGCTGGAGCGGGAATGGCGTAAAGCCAAAGAGCAGCGGCAGGCTCAAATTCAAGCCGTTGAAGCTGAACAACAGCGTATGACGCAAATTCAGCAGAGACAGCTTAACGAGCAACGTCAGAAGCAGCTACAGGCGGAGCAAGAGCGGCTACAATCGCTTATCCCCGACTGGAAAAAACCCGAAGTGGCTCAGAAAGAGGCTGCTGAAATTCGGGATTTCCTGATCGGCAAAGGCTTCGCGGAAGAGGATGTAAACAACATCACTCATGCCGGTGTGGTCGCTTTGGCACGGAACGCCATGCTTTTTGAGCGCGGTCAGCGCAAGATTTCTGAGGCCAAGTCGGGCAACCGGCAACAGGGGCCAAAGACAATCCGAGCGGGATCAAAAGGAACGCAGCCCCAGAAACGCTCTGCAGTGAAAGAGGCGCAGACCCGCCTACGTCAAACTGGTCGTGTCAATGACGCGGCTGCTGTCATCAAATCACTTCTGTGAGGCTAGAAAATGGCTATCGTTACCAACACCTTCACCAGCTATGATGCCAAGGGCATCCGTGAAGAACTCTCCAACGTCATCTCGAATATCTCGCCCGAAGAGACCCCGTTCCAGTCGAACGTGGGTTCTGAAAGCGTGTCGAACACCTTCTTCGAGTGGCAAACCGACTCTCTGGCATCGACCTCGACCACTGCCGTCATCAATGGCGATGACGTGTCTTCGTTTGATGCGACCTCCGCGACGACCCGCCTGGGTAACTATACCCACATCCGTCGCCGCACCTACATCATCGCTGACAACCTCGGCGCTGTTGACAAGGCCGGTCGCGCTGATGAAGTCGCTTACCAAGTCGCCAAGCGCGGCAAGGAACTGAAGCGCGATATCGAGGCTGTCCTGCTGGACAACAACGCCCGCGTTGCTGGCAACACCTCCACCGCCCCCGAGACTGCTGGTCTGGGTGCGTGGATCGCCACCAATGACAGCGTTGGCACTAGCGGCGCTGCCCCGACTGGTGACGGCACCGACGCTCGCACCGACGGCACCCAGCGTGCCTTTACTGAGGCGATGCTGAAGGATGTCATGCAGCAGACTTGGACCTCGGGCGGAAACCCGTCGGTCCTGATGGTCGGTGCGTTCAACAAGCAAGCAGTGTCGGCGTTTGCTGGTATTGCGGCGCAGCGTTACCAGGCACCGTCTGACAGCCCGACCACGATCATCGGCGCGGCGGACGTCTACATGTCCGACTTTGGCACCCTGCAAGTGGTTCCCAACCGCTTCCAGCGTGCGCGCGATGCTTGGGTTCTTGACCCCGAGTATGCGTCGGTATGTTACCTGCGCCCGATCCAGCAAGTTGAACTGGCGAAAACCGGTGACGCCGAAAAGGGCATGCTGATTGGCGAGTTCGGCCTGAAGGTCATGAACGAAGCTGCTCATGGAATCGTAGCCGATCTTACCACGAGCTAATGCGATTGGCGGGGCGGTTTCGGCTGCCCCGCCACCTTTTGGAGATGCGCATGACCAAGCGATTGTTTGACGAAGACCCGCTGACCGGTATTCGACGCTGGTGGCATGTGAAGGCTAATGGCGAATATGTCATTGAGACCGAGCAACGGCTCGACCTGGACGCCAGCAATGCTCGTTGTCGAAACGAGACAGACAAGCGCACCAAGTGGGGCGACATGAGCCGCGTGGCGTCTATCCCGCTTTCCGTGTATTATGACCTGAAAAGACGCGGCATTGCTGATGACCCGGCTGCACTCAAAAAGTGGCTGAACGATGGTGACAACCGCGTCTTTCGCACACGCGAAGGAACGCTTTAATGGCCATCAGCACATATTCCGAACTTCAAAGCGCAATTGCGGATTGGCTTCTGCGGACGGACCTGACCAGTGTCATCCCGTCGTTCATTGACTTGGCTGAAGCCAAGTTTAACCGACGCATTCGGGATTATCGGATGGTGACGCGAACCAGCATAACGGTTGACGCGCAATATGAGGACGTTCCGACCGACTGGCTGGAAAATGTCAGGTTTCAACTGGAAACGTCGCCTATCACGACGCTTGAATATGTCACGCCGGATCAGGCTGCGGAAGAAGAGCGCTTACATTCAAGCAATGGGCGCCCCTTGTTTTTCACCATGATTGGCGAACAGTTCCAGATCATTCCATCACCTGACACGACCTATTCCGCGACACTGACTTACTACGCCAAAATACCTGCGCTCAGCGACAGTAACACCACCAACTGGCTGTTGACGACTGCCCCTGATCTCTACCTTTACGGCACGTTGATGGAGGCTGCGCCTTATCTGGACGATGACCAGCGTATTCAAACTTGGGGTAGTTTGTACGAACAAGGTATGAACGCGCTGCAAATTGAATCTGATCGTGCTAAAGTTGGATCGTCCTCAATACGTATGAGAGCCAAGGCTATGGCGTAACGCCTGATGTTTTGGCATAATTGCGCAACTCGAAATGAACGGAGGCCACAATGGCGCGCAACACCACACTGATCATCCCCGCCCAGACATGGACGCAGCTTACCGACGCTGACGTGACCTCGATCACGTTCCAGAACACGGCGGGTTATTACATGTTGGTTAAAGGCACCGCAGGTGCGACGGCACCGACTGATGATGATGGGGCGATCCGATACAATCCCGGCCAGGGTGAACTGAACACGGCGCTGGCTGATCTGTTTCCCGGCATCTCGGCCACTCGGGTTTATGTGTACGCCCCGACTGGTGGGGAAATGATGGTTTCGCACGGTTGAGGTGGCGCTATGCGTGAGATCGTTTCCCCGCTGAGTGGCATTCGCTCGCCGTTTGGCGGGCGGGTCGATCCGTACAAGGTCGCGGGCTTTCGGCCTGCCTTGGTCGCGGATATGTCCAAGGACTATTACCGCAATGTGTCGCGCCAGACCTTCAACAACATCTTCACCACCTCCCGCCTTGGCAATGCCACGATGACGGACAGCGATGGGCTGGTTAAGTGGGCACCGCATAACCTTGCACTCAACTCGGCAACGCCTGCGACCCAATCCATCACGGTCGTCAGTGGCGCTGATTACACGGTCGAATGCACGGGGTCTGGCAGCATCACGCTTTCTGGCGCGGGCACGGGCACAGTGACCGAGGGAAGCCCGGTTGAGGTTACGGCAAGCACGACCAGCCTTACGCTGACTGTCGTTGGGTCTGTGGACCTGATGTGGTGTTACCGCTCCGACCTTGGCGGCATGGCCCCTGTGCCTGTTGACGCCCGTGTTGCAGGCTCTACGACCTATGTGCCGACGACCTCTACTGCGAAGTATCTGCCCCGCAGGCATAACCATGTCTATGACGGGTCTGCTTGGGTGGACGCGGGAACGCTGATCGAGACTGAGGCGCGGACTAATTACCAAACATCTATCGGTGCTGGAACAGGTGTTACTGTGTCGTCTGGAATTAGTGGATCACCGTCTGGTGCTTCTGATGCAAATCGTTTTTCAAAGGATGCGACTGACCCACGGTATGGTTATATAAGCTACAATCTTACTGTATCTTCTAGCACTGCGTATACGGTATCAGCTTATTTCAAGTGGGATGGTCACGACATGATTACATCACTTGAGTATAATAACATTACAAACTTTGATGTTGCTTGGCGTGTTGATTTCTCAGCTACATCGTCTGGCATTTCAATTTCTTTAGAGTCAAATGCAACTGGTAATGTTGAGGACGTTGGCAATGGGTGGTATCGCTGTTCTGCTACATTTACATCTGGGGCAAGTGCAACTGGTGTAAACCCAAGTTCACTTGTGCAGCTTACTGGCGGCGATGGGGCATCCATCCTAATCTACGGCGCTCAGCTAGAGGCCGGCAGCACGCCCAGCTCGTATATCCCGACCTCTGGCTCTACCGTCACCCGCGCTGCTGACAGCCCGTTGACCATCGCCGGGGCTGATGTGCCTTGGGGTAGCGCCGTCTGCATCCAGATGGAAGGGGATGCAACAGGCGACAGTTTCACAATGCTGCGCTGGTATGCGGACGCAAACAACTACATCACGCAGGAAATTGGCGCGTCTGACTTCACATTTGAACAGGCTGCGTCTGGCACTGTGGACAGTGTGACGGGTGGGAGTATTACGAGCGGCATCAACGTCCCCTTCAACATCGCTTCTCGCCACGGCAGCACATTCATCAACGGCGCAGTAGACGGAACAGCCCTTACCGCTGACACCACACCCGTCGCCCTGCCCGACCTGTCCAGCACAGACCTCCAGATCACCTACGACTTCATGGGCAACGTGAAACAGGTTCGCGTTTGGGCTGTAGACATTGGCGACACTGGATTGGAGGCCGCTACGTCATGAGCATCAACATCGGCACAGAAGAAGCCCCTGTGATGGTCAACGTCGCCCTGTCTGGTGGCATGGTTGACGCCTATATCCGCTGCGCTGACCTTGCGACCTTCGAGGCTGCGGCGCTTGTCGCTGGCCTGAAATACGAGGTCATGGAGACAATCACCGATCCCGACACGGGCGAAGAAACCACGCAAGGCACAGGTGAATATGCAGTCGCAAAGGGCGTGGAAATCCATCACATCGGCCCGGTGGTTATCACCCCGGCTGTTCTGGATGAGGATGGCAATGTGACAACCCCTGCTGTCATGGACATCCGGCACCATGTGAACTTCCGTATGGGTGAGCCTGCTGTCAGCCGCACGGATGCCGATGGCCTTCTGTGGCACAAGTGGGCAATTTACTGGACCATGCAGGGTGCAGACGACACGCAGATCAACAATGCGGAGCAAGGCAAAGTGATGCTTGGCGTGTCGCTCATTGACCCGGATACGATTAGCAGCAAGGCAAGGACAGTGTTGTGATGGCTAAAGAACAGTGGCACCTAAGTAAGTCTGTGCCGATCAGTTTCATCGTTGCGATCATCGGCCAGACCGCCGCTCTTGTTTGGTTTGTAGCTAGTCTGCAAGGGGCTATTGAGACAAACGCCCGCGATCTGGTGCGCCACGAGACACGCATTGAAGCGCTTGAAACCAGCGTTCAAAGCCAAGCTGTGAGCCTTGCTCGGATGGACGAGAACATCCAAGCTATTCGTGATATGGTGGAGCGGATGGCAGCCAGCCGATAGGAGCAACGGCAATGCACGATCTACAGCGACAAGCCTACATCATGGCCTCGGAAGAGATGGGCCTTCGGGAATTGCGTGGGCCGGAGAACAATCCAAGCGTGGTCCAGTTCTTTGCTGATGTGGGGCATGGATGGGTGAAGGACGATGAGACAGCTTGGTGCGCTGCTTTCGTCGGTGCCA